TTACAAAACAAATTGTCATTTTGTCATGATTTTTGAATTATATATGACATTTTTTCATAATTTTTTTTTTAGTATTAGTTTTGATTTTTTTTTTATAAAAATTTTATACTATGAAAAAGAAATCTTTAAAGAATTGTTTTAAACAACGTTTAACGTTGGTTTTATTTTTATTGTTAATTATTTATATTATAAAAAAAAATTATGGCAATTCTAACTGAAAAAATTGAAGGTACAATAATTGAGGTATCAATACAATCTTCGAATTTAAAATCCGCAAAATACGATACAATAACAAAAGATTTAACAATTACATTTAATAATGGTAGTATTTATGTTTATAGTGATGTTCCGTGGGAAATATTTACTAAAATGAGAATGTCGGAGTCTCAAGGTAAGTTTTTCAATTTGAACATTGCAAAAAAATATAATTATAAAAAACTGTCATGATTTCGCAAAAAGAAATTGAAGAATACACATCAAACGATGTCAACATTATAAAAACCTTTAGTTACAAAAAAGAGTTATGTTCTGATATTTTTGACGAAAACGATAAAATGCGTCAAGATATCCGAATTAAATTACTAGATATTTCTGATTTGTTTATTAACTTCTTGGGTATTGATTTTTTTGTACATGATATAGTTTTGATGGGTTCTTTAGCGAATTATAATTGGTCAAAATATTCTGATGTTGATTTGCATATAATTGTTGATTTTGAAAATTATGAATATTCAAATGAGTTTTTGAAAGAATTTTTTGATTCTAAAAAAACAATATGGAATGACAAACATGATATCAAAATAAAAGACTTTGATGTTGAATTATATGTACAAGATATTGAAGATGAATTTTATTCTTCGGGTGTATATTCAATATTAAATAATGAATGGTTAGAAAAACCAGAAATGATTAATCCAAAAATTGAAGACAGTAAAATATTGACAAAAGCTGACGAATATGGAAATAAAATTGACAAATTATATAATGATTTTAGAAACGGAATTAATATAGAAAATAAGGTTTATTTGTTATATAAAAAATTAAAGAATTTTAGAAAATTTGGATTATCAAAAAATGGAGAAAATTCTTATGAGAATCTAACATTTAAATTATTACGTAGAAATGGTTATATAAAAAAATTATTAGATTTGAAAAATATGATTATTGACAAAAATCTCTCTATATCATAATTACAAAGTGTAATTTTTTTATTTTATGAATGTATTTATAATATAAGAATAATTTTATTAATAACTAAAAAATGGCAGAATACAAACCACTTGGTAGCGAAAAGTTAAATTCAGATGAAAAATTAAAAAGAATTCTAGAATTAACTTATTATAATAGAGAAACTAAAAAAGAAAATAAAACCGAATTAGTTAAAGAATCAACTAATGGAGGTGTTTATGGTATTGTAAAAGAAAAAGATGGATATTATGTTAAAAGAGGCATAAACGAATCAGTACTTGATTATATTGGTGGTATGTTTATGAAAAATAAAAATAGATTTTCATCTTATTCTGAAGCATTAAAAAGAATGGAATTGCTTAGAGGTTCTGAGCTTAATGAAGCAACAAAATATGTGTTGAAAAAAAATGACAAGCAACAGCAAGAAGCTCCGATGCCGTCTCCATCGATGGATACGCCACCACCTCCTTCTCCTGCTGACATGCCTCCTGCTCCATCTGCAGATATGCCACCGTCAGATGCTGCACCTTCAGAACCAAGCGCAAACATGCCACCATCTGATGAACAAGGTGGAGAATCAACACAGTCAAAAAGGTCTGATTACATGGCTGAGATACAAAAATATGCAGGTAAATTAGGACAAGAATTGAGAGACCAAATAGACAGGATGGAAAGTGATGATATCAAGTATGTGTTAAATATGATTATTTCCGCAGTAGATTTGGATAAACTAGAATTAGAAGATTTGGAAGATATCGGCAAAAAGTTTGAAAGAGACGAAGAGGCTGAACCATCATCAGAAACAGAACCTTCAGCTGAAGAAATGCCTGAGCCTGAAATGCCTGAACCAGAAAGTACTGAAAGTGACCTTGGAGAATATGAAGACCCTATGATTAAATTAGAAAGATTTGTCGATACAGATGTGTATAATGAAGAAGATATGTACGAAGATGACATGTATGAAGATTTTGACATATCTGAAATGATTGACAAATATGAAATGGAAAATCAAGGTCTTGATGAAGAAGATGATGTTGTTGAATTAGATATGAATGAAATTCAAAAACAAATATCAAAAAGCGTTAATGATACGTTGAGCAAATATTTTAAATAAATGAAATTGATATATGTTAATGAAATAGGTTCTGATTATAAAGGTCAAAAACAATATGAATTTATATTCAGCAATTCTTCTGAAATAGATATGGAAGATTGGTACATAATTCCTGCTTCTTCAACATCAAATTCATTATCACCAGATGTTGAATACATTAATATCGTTGGTTTATTAAAAGATTCTGATGTTGACTTAGAGTTAGTTCAAAATTCTGATTATTTTGGTGTCATTGATGCTGTGGATAATGTAGTCTCATTAGCATGGGAAAAATATAATCCTGATACCGATGAAGATAGATTGACTTTCAGGTTTGCAGAATCTTTAGAAAACGTGACAAAAAAATTAAAAAGTAGAAATTATAATTTAATAAAACAAGAAATTAAAACAAGCGAACATGGAACGTAAAGATATTATAAAAAAATTGGTCAAAGAAGGTATGTCGGAAAAAACTTTGGCTAACTTTAATGATAAACAAATTGTTGTACTTGCGAATAGAATGTTAAGTGAAGAAATGAAAAAAGGTTCAGTTGTTATGCCTAAATCAACAGCAACACCAAACGATATCGACAGGTTTACAAAAGCAGGTCAAAATGTCGAATTACGAGAAAAATTAATTGGTGGACAAAAAAAGCTAGATAAAAACCATAATGGTAAATTAGATTCTCAAGATTTTAAAATGATGCAATCATCAAAAGAATCTGAAATAGATGAAGATAGTTGGGATAGTAAATCAGTTCAAAGAGCATACAGAGGTGTATCAGGCGGTCAAAGAAGAAGTCATGTAAGTGGTAATCAAGATGCTCTTGACGTTAATTCTGATAGATTTGATGGCAAAATACCCAAATTTGCGGATAAAATATATGCAGATATATACAATTCGGAATATAACCCTGAAACAGGTGAATTAGAATTGCGTAATGATGCAAATATGGATAATGACGAAGATGATGATGTTGATGGACCTATCGGTAATAATTCCACAGACAATTTTGATGTTGATAATAATTTCAATGATGATTTTGATGTCAATTTGGGTAATGATAATTTAGATGATATCAGTATTGATGAAGATGAGGACATGTCATTTGAAACGCCAAAAAATTCAAAATACCGTTTTTTTAAAGATTTGCAATCAAATCCAGATTTTATGAGATTCAAAGAAAATAATATGTATGATGATGATAATATATTTGAATCTAAAAAGAGACCATCAGCAGGTTTATCTAAAGAAAAGAAAAGTGATGTTGTAAAAAAAGCAAAGGAAGGAAAAGATATTGGAAAAAAAGGAAAAACATTTAAAGATATCGAAGCAAAAGCAAAGGCTACGGGTGCAAAAAATCCAAAAGCAGTTGCAGGTGCCGCAATGTGGAAAAATATTAAAAGAGAACCTAAAAAAACTGTTTCAGAAAAAATTGAAAACGTAGAAATGAAAAAATGGTTAAATAATATTGTTGAATCCGAATATCATCCGTTTACATCTAAAGGTGAAATTCTTAGTTTAATAAAAAGTAAAATTAACAAGTAAAGAAAAATAAAAATAAGAAAAATTAAAGTGGTCAAATTTGACCACTTTTTTTGTATTTATACATATAAGATTTTATGAATCAAAAATTAGAGCAAATAGTTGAATACGCAAAAATAATTAAGGATGCTCCTTATGCATTAAGAACTTATTTACAGACATACGATAATACGCAAAAAAAATATGTACCATTAGAATTGTTCCCTGACCAAGTACAATTAATCAAAGACTACGAAATATACAACGATAATATTACAAGAAAATATCGTCAAGCAGGTGTAACAACGGTAACAGCAGCTTGGATATCTAAAAGATTACAAACAGCTAAACCTGAAAATCCTGATAGAGTTCTTATTATTGCGAATAAAAGAGATACAGCCATAGAAATGGCAAACAAAATAAGAAATTTTTTAGACCAATGGCCTGAATGGATTAATGTTGGTTTTTCTCCTGATAAAAACTCTGAAAGTAGATTTAGATTAAATAATGGTTGTGAAGTTAAAGCTGTTGCAACATCTGCGGATGCGCTTCGTGGATACACACCAACGATTCTTGTATTTGATGAAGCAGCATATATTGAGGCTGGTGAGGATTTTTGGGCGGCTTCTATGGCATCTTTGTCTACAGGTGGTAAGGTGATATTAATTTCCACTCCAAACGGCTTTGACCCTATCTATTACGGTGTTTATGACCAAGCATTAAGAGGTATGAATGAATTTCATATCACAGATTTAAGATGGTTCAAAGACCCAAGATATACTAAAGATTTAAGATGGGTTAAATGTGATGATATAGTTCATTACATGTTAAATAGAGAATTATATGATGATAATGAAGTAGTCATATACGATTTCGATATTGAAAAATATAAAGAATATGAAGAAATGGGATATAAACCATTTTCTTCATGGTTTGAATCAATGTCGAAGAAATTTAAATATGATAGACGTAAGATAGCACAAGAATTGGAATGTGACTTCTTGGGGTCAGGTGATGGTGTAATTCCATCTGATGTACAACAGAGTATAGCAAAAAATCATATTAGAGTTCCAATAGAAAAATATATGAATGCGACATTTTGGCAGTGGAAAGAGCCAATTAATGGTCATAGGTATATTATGGGTGTTGATGTAAGTAGAGGTGATAGTGAAGATTTTTCATCAATCAACATAATTGATTTTGATGAAAGAGAACAAGTAGTTGAATATATAGGTAAGATACCTCCTGATGATTTGGCTTCGATAGCTTATAAATGGGGTGTTCTGTATGGAAATGCGTTTATTGTTATTGATATTACTGGTGGTATGGGTATAGCAACATCAAGAAAGTTGCAAGAAATGAATTATAAAAATTTATACATAGATGGTATTAATACTCAAAATATATGGGAGTATAATAAAAAGGCTTTAGATAAAATTCCTGGTATAAACTTTAATAATAAAAGAACACAAATAATAGCAGCCTTTGAAGAACAAGTTAGAAAAGGTTTTGCTATTCGTTCTAATAGATTGTTAAACGAGTTAAACACATTTGTATATATAAATGGTAGACCTGACCACATGAAAGGCGCACATGATGATTCTATCATGAGTTTATCTATGGCACTATATGCTGGTGATTTATGTTTTAATCAATTACAAAAAGCTGACAATGCAAACAAGGCGATGTTAGAATCTTGGGTGATGTCTGAAAGAACATATGAAACAAAGAACAGTTTTTACTCATATGGTACAAGTTTAGACCCATTAGGTGCAATGCAACTAAATAATAGTTCATTTTACCATGAAAATAACCCAATGAGTCATGGTAAAAACGCATATGCGGAATATTCTTGGTTATTTACTAAAAAACCTAAATAACTACAAAATAATAATATTTAATTATATATTACAATAGAAACTTATAATATGGAAAATAGTAAATTAACAATATATCAAAAATTAACTAAGGTTTTTGGTTTCCCAAATGAAGATAAAAAAAGTGAATTAAAAGAACCACCAAGAATTAATGTTGATAAAGATGAAATATTAAGGACAAGAAATAAAAGAGAATTTGAACAACAAAAATTATTAAATCAACAATCACAATATATTGCTGATAAATGGACAAAATTAGACCAATCACTTTATAATCAATCTGTCTATTATGAACCTAATAGATTAGCGGCATATTATGATTATGAAAGTATGGAGTTTACACCAGAAATATCTGCAGCATTAGACATATATTCAGAAGAATCAACGACATTGTCTGAAAAGGGAGAAACATTAACGATTTTTTCGGAATCAGATAGAGTAAAAAAAGTATTAGAGGACTTATTCATAAATAAACTTGATATAAATACTAATTTACAAGCATGGACAAGAAACCTATGTAAGTATGGTGATAATTTTGTTTATTTAAAAATTAATCCAACAGAAGGAATTGTTGGCTGTCAACAATTACCAAATATTGAAATAGAAAGATGGGAAGGTACTTCATCAAAAACAGCTAATCAAAAAGATGAAAATACACCATCAAGAGAATTAAGATTTAAATGGTCAAATAAAGAAATGGAATTTCAATCATGGGAAATCGCTCATTTTAGATTACTTGGTGATGATAGGAAATTACCATATGGCACATCCATGCTTGATAAAATTAGAAGAATATGGAAACAACTTCTTCTTGCTGAAGATGCTATGTTAATATATAGAACATCAAGAGCACCTGAGAGAAGAGTTTTTAAAATTTTCGTTGGAAATATGGATGATAAAGATATTGAACCATATGTACAACGTGTAGCCAATAAATTTAAACGTGACCCAATACAAGACCCAAGAAATGGGCAAGTTGATATGAGGTATAATCAGATGGCTATCGACCAAGACTACTTTATACCTGTCAGAGACCCATCACAAACTAATCCTATAGAAACATTAGCAGGTGCTGCAAATTTAGGTGAAATTGCTGATATTGAATATATTCAAAAAAAGATGTTAGCAGCATTGAGAATACCAAAAGCATTTATAGGTTTTGAAGATGTTGTCGGTGGTGGTAAAGAGTTGGCATTAATGGATATACGTTTTGCAAGAACCATAAACAGAATACAAAAATCAATAGTGCAAGAATTAAATAAAATTGCATTAATTCATTTGTATCTTATTGGGTTAGAGGATGAATTATCGAATTTTACATTATCACTTACTAATCCATCATCACAATCTGATTTACTTAAAATTGAACAATGGAAAGAAAAAATAACATTGTATAAAGATGCAACATCAGACCAATCTCAATTAGGTATTTTACCAGTATCACATACTTGGGCAAAAAAGAATATCCTTGGAATGAGTGATAGTGAAGTTATGATGGATTTACAACAGCAAAGAATGGAAAGAGCTATAGGTTTTGAATTAACAAATACACAAAACATCATTAAAAGAACAAGAGTTTTTGATGACATTGATGCTAAGTTTGGTATACCAGAAGAAGATAGAAAGAAATTGGAAACACAAGGTACCTCTCAAGGTGAATCTGCAGGTGGCGGTATGGATTTAGGTGCATTAGGTGGTGGTGAAGCACCAAGCGCACCTTCGGCACCACCACCACCCGCTGGTGGTGAACCGCCTTTATCTGAAGGTAAAATAAAAAACTTATTTAATTTAGAAAAAAATGATGTTTTAGAAGAATTAATAGGTTTTAAAAAGACACAACAGAATATTTATGAAATAGAAAATAAAATTAACGATATTCTAAATGATTAATAAAATGAAAAAATTCGGACAAATAAAAGAAACCATATTAGAAAACATGGTGAATTTTTATACAAATGACAAAAAAAATGAATTATCAGAATTGATTCAACAAATAAATGAAGATAAAAAATTTAAAGAGTTATACGTATTATATGAAGATATTGAGGACATATATTTTGACAATAAAGATTCAGCAAAATACTTCGTTGACGAATTATCTAATTCCTTAAAAGGAAAATATGCTTTAGTGAATGAAACATGTAAAAAAATATCAAGAAAGTATAATAGTAATGAATATAAAAATGAATTATATAAAAACTTAGATGTATTATTAGAAGAAGATTCAATATCAAGTATTAAGAAAAAATTAAATGCTAAAATTGATTTGATTGAATATTTTTTAAAGAATAAAAAAACAGAAAAAATAAGTGAAAGTGTTAAACCAACGGTAAACAATAAATTGTTAATGTCATTATTAGTTAGTAATTATAATACGGTTTATGATATTACTTTATCTGAAGAAGAAAAACAAGAATTAAAGAAAATAATCAATGAGGTAAACCATTCTAATATCGAATCAAAAGTAAATGAGTTAAAAGAAGAATTATTAAATCAAATTAATAAAAATTTACAAGAAGAAAGAAATGAAGAATTAATAGAGAAATTTAAAATTGTAAAAGAAGAGATTTCAAATATAACACCAACCCGATATAATTATTACAAATTAAGTTTATTAAAAAACGGTCTCAACTGAGACCGTTTTTTAATTTTTGTGAATAGATTGCTTTTTGCAATCTATTTCTTTTTTGCACACTTGGCTTTACATATGTCTGTTTGTCTTTAAGAATCAACAACTGTTTAGACTTTTGAATTTTATTTTTATATGTTTTCAACGCTGTCTCAATTGATTTTTCTTCTTGTACATTAACTATTATCATGGTTTAAATTGTTTTATACAAATATATATAGTAATTTTTGTAATTACAATTTTTTTTTCGTATTATTTTAATTAGATTAAAAAATTATTATTATTATGAGTATAAGTAAAACAGGAAAATATATAAACATAGGTACATATAAAAATATTAAAATAGGCTATGGTACTGTAGATTTTGTGAATTTAAAAACAATTTATATCAAATTAAATTCTTGGATTACACCTAATGATATGGAGAAAAATTTTAATTCTGAATTATCATTATCTAAAAGAAATATCAAATTATATATATCTAATTTAAAAAATGAATATATCAAACCAAGTAGTATTATTGATTTTGATATAAGAACAAAAGGTATAAAAGCAAATAAGAAATCATTTATGAATTTAGAAATAACCTTATTTGTTGAAAAATATATAAATATAAAAGACAATAAAACAAAAGAATTAATAAAAAATATAACACATAATATTATCGATACTTATTTAGTTGATAAAACGTTATTTAATTTTAATAAAAGCAAAAATTAATATGAGTATATATAGAATACATAGTGATATTGGTCTTACATTTTATAAGGGAGAAGAACACATACATCAATTTAATAACAAAAATGAATGGGTTGACGAAAATAAAAATTTAAAAATAATTGAGGAATGTAGAATTGATATTCCAAGTTGGCAGTTCAGATATGACTATGAAGCAACAATATTAAATGAAATAATTAATAATTATAATATTGAAAAAATAATTGAATTAGGGAGTGGTCCTGGTGAATTAGGACAAAGATTAATAAGAGAAAATATTGATTATACTTTTATAGACCAACAAGGAGCATACAAAATTTTTATTGAACGTAAATTTAAAGGTAATTTCAAAGTAAAAGATTTATCAAATTCTTTTGATATATGTGATTTAGATAATAATTATGATTTTTTAATCACAAATGATTTTTTAGAACATATTTTTAATCCTTCAATAATTTTACAAAATAGCTATAAATTATTGAAGCCAAATGGTAAGTTATTTGTTAGTGTACCTAATTGGAGAATGGGACATACTTTTATTTATCGTGGTTTATTTGACTTTGATAATTTTATATACTTTGCACAAACACATGGATTTCAAATTACGACCGTATATGAGTCACCATTAAAATGTGATGTGTTTCCTAAATTGTCATCAGAATCAGAAATGGATGATAGGCTTATTGATAGTTGGAATTGGTATATGTTATTTGATAAAATTAATTAATTATCAATATCGATGTATTTATAGTATAAAAACTATAAATGAAGATTTTAGGTCCTAATGATTTAAACGAAAGGGGATTTTTGATTGAGTATGATGCTGGTTTTATATCACAAAATGATAATAAGACTGTCATCAACGAAATGAAAGATTTAGACTTTAGTAAAGATTTAATATTATACGCTGTTTTACAAAAATTTGATACTCCGAATAAAAATGGTCGAATATATCCTGAATCAATATTAAAACGTGAAGTAGAAAAATATCAGACAATAATGAAAAAGGGTGGTGCTTTAAGTGAATTAAACCACCCAACATCGTCTTTAATTGATTTAGATAGGGTATCACACGAAATACTTGAAACTTGGTGGGATGCTAAAACACTGATGGGTAAATTAAAAATTTATCTAACACCTGGTTGGAAAAAAATGGGCATCGTATCTACTAAAGGTGACCAAGCAGCTTATTTACTTACGAATGGTGCAACACTTGGTATTTCATCAAGAGGTGTTGGTTCATTAAAACAGGTTAAAGGTCAAAACATCGTACAAGATGATTTTGACCTTGTTTGTTTTGACTTGGTATCATCACCATCAACACCAGGTGCA